TATCGATACTCTACGTCTCACTAATGTTCAGGGATCTATTCCAACTGGTGATTTAGTATACTATAATAATTCTAACGTTAAGGTTTCTCTTGCAAACACAGATGTTTTAAGTGTAACTGAAGAAGGTGGAATTTATTCTGGAAATTATCTGCAAGTTCAGCATTTCAATCATGGAATGTATGCAAATAATAATAAATTGAAATTGAATGACGTTGTTTCTGATACATCACCAACAACACTGACCTCACAACTTCTTGTTACTACGGGTGCTTCTGGAGTAATTCAAGTTGATGATTCTACAATCTTTGAAACTTTTGAAGGTCAAGCAGTCAGTGTCACAAATATAGGATACGTTAAAATTGGTGACGAAATTGTTGGATATAGCACAGCATCTTCAGGTCAACTAACCATTTCTGCAAGAGCTATTGAAGGAATTGCCGAAACACATGAAATCGGCGATAGAGTTATGAAGTATGAGTTTAATGGAATTTCATTGAGAAGAATTAATAATGTAGTTTATGATATTTCTGATACTGGAATTGAAAGCAATTCATACTATGTTGAGATTGATAGAGGTGCAACATCAACTATTGAAGGGAAAGCAATAGGACTTGATAGAGCAACAGATACTGCATCATATCCACAAGCATCATTTACAAATGAATTAATTGGTGGTGGTAAAAAAATTAAGGCATCTGAGAATATTATATTTAATAGAATTAATCCAAGATTCAATATCTTATCACCAGGTAGACAGACTTCAATATCTGCAAATATTAGAACCACATCAGGAACTAGTATGGATGGAAGTGAAGTATCCTTCAATTTACAAAATACGGTAGATTCAGTAACTCCAAATCAAGAAAATGATCTAGATTCTGTTCGTGTGGTATGTTCCAGGGTGAATGAGTTGAATCAATCTGCATTTAATAATGTATCTGGAAAGAGATCTTTTAATTCTACAGTAACACTTAATACTACTAATGAAAATCTCTCACCAATGATTTTCTTAGATGATTCTGCAATAGAATTTATTTCGGACAATATTAACAGTCCAGTAACGAATTATGCTACAGATTCATCTACAAATTCTATTAATAATGATCCACATGAAGCAGTTTATGTTTCTAATACAATAAATCTAGCACAACCAGCATCATCTCTCAAAGTTATATTGACTGCTTACAGACCCGATCCAGCAGACATTAGAGTTCTGTATAGTTTGATCAGAGATGATTCTACTGAAGTTGAACAGGAATTTGAACTCTTCCCAGGATTTGATAATTTGGAATTAACTTCCGAAGGTTCTTTGAAAGTTGTAAATGAATCTCTTAATGATGGAAAACCTGATGTTAGAGTTCCAGCAAGTGAAAAGGGACAGTATTTGGAGTACGAATTTACTGCAAATGATCTTGAAGACTTTAGTGGATATAGAATTAAGGTCGTAATGTCTTCAACAGATCAGGCAAATTATCCAATTATCAGAGACCTTAGAACTCTTGCACTGAAATGAGATTATCCAAAGTTAAAGACCATCCTCATCTCTATCGGGATGAGGATACTGGAGCAATTTTGAGTTATGACACGATTGGATATAATCAGAGACTGAAGAAAATGGAAAAACAAAAATCTCAAAAAGAAGACTTGGAAGACATGAGAAAAGATATTGATGAAATCAAATCTCTTCTCAAAGAGTTTCTTAAAAATAACTAGCCTAAAGAATTAATATAAATAGCTAGAGGTATATTAGCATCATAAAATAATGGCTGTTTATGTATCCAATATTGTGATCGAACAAGGGTATGATTTTGATACATCGTTTCAGTTGGAAGACACTAGAAGTAATTCACCTTTAGATTTGAATGATGCATCAACAACTGCACAGTTGAGAAAACATTATGGAGCATCGACTTCGGTTTCTTTTTCATCTACTGTTACCAGTCCAGATCAAGGCATTCTTTCCATTTCGTTAACTGGTACTCAAACTGTTAGTTTAAAACCTGGAAGATATGTGTATGACGTGAAAATTCTGAATGCTGGAAGAGAATACAAAGCTGTAGAAGGTGCAGCACTAGTACGAGGGGGAGTCACCAGGTAATGGCCAATATAAACGATCGGATTGGTTCACAGAACATTATCCGTGTATTATCTAATGCGTCTGCACCACCGACACGATTAGTTAATTTAACTGACGTTGATTCTACAAGAAAGAATGAAGATGGAATGATCCTTGTATGGGATCTTGCTACAGAATCATTCTACATGACGGATACCATCGATTCGTCATTAAATATTACAGGAATTGTAACATTTTCCAATACTACACAATCAACTTCATCTGCAACTGGAGCTTTAGTTGTTAATGGTGGTGTTGGAATTGCGAAGCAGGTTAATATTGGTGAAGGTATCAGTGTTGCCGGTATTGCAACATTTGGGTCTAATTTAGATATTAACGCAGCAGTTGATATTTTAAATGGTTTAAAGGTAAATCAAGATTTTGAATCTGTCGGTATTACTACTTTAGCATCTTCTGGTGGTATTACTACCACTGGTGGAGATCTTTATGTTGGTGGTGACTTATATGTTGCTGATGATATTGTTTATGATGAAGCAACTGCAAGAAATTGGAACGTAAGTGGTATTGCTACTGTAGGTACATTACTTGATGCAAACAATTTATCAGTATCTGGATTATCGACATTTGTTGGAGTATCAACTTTCCAAAATAATGTATTCATTGCTGGAACAATGACTGCAGGAGACATTGATGGAGGAATATTCTGATGGCAAAACCAACTAGTAGAGATGAACTTAAAGAATACTGCCTGAGGCAACTTGGAGCACCTGTTCTAGAGATTAACGTTGCTGATGAACAGATTGATGATTTGTTAGATGATACGTTGCAATATTTTCAAGAAAGACATTTTGATGGTGTTGCTAGAGTATATTTGAAGCACAAAATAACTCAGGATGATTTGGATAGAGGAAGAGCAACTGGATTATCTGGTGTCGGAATTGCGGCCACTTCAGCACAATCTGGTCCTGCACCTTCAAGTCCAGTTATTTCAAATTTTGAAGAAACTACCAACTTTTTACAAATTCCAGATAGTGTAATTGGTATTAATAAGATATTTAAGTTTGACACTAGTTCCATATCTGGTGGAATGTTTAGTATAAAATATCAATTGTTCCTCAATGACTTATATTACTTCAACTCTGTCGATTTGCTAACTTATGCAATGACAAAGACTTATCTTGAAGATATTGATCATCTCTTAACAACAGACAAGCAGATAAGATTTAATAAGAGGCAGAATAGACTTTATCTTGATATAGATTGGCAAGCCATGTCTTTAGGTGATTACTTAGTAATTGACTGTGAAAGAGCATTAGATCCAGAAACTTTTACTAATGTATATAATGATAGTTTTATTAAAAAATATCTGACTGCAGCAATTAAAAAACAGTGGGGTCAGAACTTAATTAAATTCCAAGGAGTAAAACTTCCCGGTGGTATCGAATTGAATGGTAGAGCAATTTATGAGGATGGACAGAGAGAGTTGGATGAAATAAGACAAAGAATGTCCACTGACTATGAACTTCCACCTTTTGATCTTATTGGTTAATAGTTATGGCATTAAATCCCTTTTTTCTTCAAGGATCTACAAATGAACAATTTCTTGTTCAAGATCTAATTAATGAGCAATTAAAAATCTATGGTATAGATGTTTACTATTTGCCAAGAAAGATTTTTAAAAGTGATGACATTATGAATGAAATACAATCATCAAAATTTGATGATTCTTTCGTAATTGAAGCATACATCAACAACTATGAGGGATATGCTCCTGATAGTGATATTATGACTAAGTTTGGACTTAGGTTAAAAAATGAAATAAGTTTGATAATATCTAAAGAAAGATATGAAGAATTTATTGCTCCATTCTTGGAAGGTATATCTGCAGGTATTAGAGATGGAATTATTACTGAATATACCTTTGCAGATTTAATTTCTAGACCAAAAGAAGGGGATTTGATTTATTTTCCTCTCGGTGAAAGATTATTTGAAATTAAGAGGGTTGAGCATGAAAAACCATTTTATCAATTGGGAAAGAATTACACTTATGAATTGAGTTGTGAACTTTATGAATATGAAAATGAACTTATCGATACTACAATTGAAGAAGTTGATAGCACTATAGAAGATGAAGGTTATATTACTACTTTAACTTTAGCTGGGATTGCAGCAACAGCAACATCGACTGCATCTATTACATCAGGATCTATTACAGATGTATTTTTAGATAATGATGGTTCTGGATATACTTCTGCACCAACTGTAACTTTTTCTGCACCTGAAATTGGTGGCAATACAGCAGCTGCTGTTGCAATAACAACAAGTGTCGGAGGTGTTCAGTCAATATTGAGATTGGAGTTTACAAATTCTGGTGGTGGATATTTAACACCACCAACAATTACATTCTCTGGTGGTGGAGGAACAGGAGCAGCTGCAACTTGTTCGATTGGTTCGACAACAGAATTCTCAGTGAGTCGGATTACAGTTACCGGACAAGGATCAGGATATTCAGTTGCACCTGACATAACAATTAGTGGTCCTGCTGGAGCAGGAGTTACCGCAACTGGTGTTGCAAATATTACTAGTGATGGAAAAATTGATTCAATTAATATTATTAATTCTGGTATTGGATACACTATAGCACCAACTGTTTCTTTCGTAGGAGGTTCTACTGTTGGGGTTGGGACTTTCCTTTATAATGAAACAGTAACAGGACAAACCTCAGGTGTGACAGCAGTGGTTAGAGATTTTAGAAGAGATTTTGCTGTTAGTAGTATAGATCCTCCAATTTATTTGAGAGTTTCACTAAATACAGGTAAGTTTTATCCTGGAGAAATTATTGTCGGCAGTGCTTCTTCGGCTAGATATGTTGTGGATAATTATGATACTGAAAGTTATGACAACCCATATGATGATAATGAAGAATTTGAAGCAGAAGCAGATAATATATTAGATTTTACAGAGTCAAATCCATTTGGTAATTATTAATGTTAGGAACCTATTTTTATCACGAAATCATAAGAAAAACCATTATTGGTTTCGGAACACTTTTCAATGATATTTTTATTCATCATACCAAAAGTGACGGGACTATTTTAGATGAAACTAAGGTAGGTCTTTCTTATGGACCAATGCAGAAGTTTTTGGCAAAAATACAAGAGCAAGACCAACTATCTAAAGCAATTGCAATTACTCTTCCCAGAATGTCATTTGAAATGACAGGGATACAATATGATCCTACAAGGAAAACTGGAGTAACTCAGACATTTAGAACTTGCGACACCGAAGGAAACGCAAAGAAGGTGTTCATGCCAGTTCCATATAATATTGGATTTGAACTTAACATCTTCTCAAAGTTAAATGATGATGCTTTACAAATCATAGAACAAATACTTCCATTTTTCCAACCATCATTTAACTTGACTGTTGACTTGGTTGATTCGATCGGAGAGAAGAGAGATGTTCCAATTATACTTGACACCATAGATTTCCAAGATGATTATGAAGGATCATTTGAAACAAGAAGAGCACTTATTTATACTTTGAGATTTACTGCAAAGACATATCTGTTTGGACCTATTGCTGAAAGCACAGATGGTCTCATCCGTAAGGTACAAGTTGATTTGTATGCAGATACAAATACTAAAACTGCAAAGAGAGAAATGAGATATACCGCAGTTCCAGATCCAATCACTGCAGAACCTGGAGATGATTTTGGATTCACTGAAAGTTGGACAGTTTTAGGTGATTCTAAAGATTACAGCCCCACTAGACAAGAGGATATTTGATTGTCATGAGTAATAATTATGATCCTATCGATGAAGCACTCAATACAACGAGTGATATTGTTGAATCGAAACCAATCCCCAAACCAGAGGTTGTTAAGTCTAAAGATGCAGATATCGAAAAGGATTATGAATATAGTCGTGCAAACCTCTATTCCCTCATAGAAAAGGGTCAAGAGGCAATCAATGGTATTATGGAGGTTGCAGGTGAAGGAGGCAGTCCAAGGGCATATGAGGTCGCAGGACAGTTGATTAAGAGTGTTGCAGATACCACCGATAAGTTGATTGATCTTCAAAAGAAACTTAAAGACGTTGAGGATGATTCTAAGAAGACTACAAATAATGTCACTAACAATGCAGTATTTGTAGGTTCTACTTCAGAACTCCAGAAAATGTTAAAGCAGGGTTTCATAAATAATAAAGAGTAATCTACTTTTTTATTGATGAAAAAGTGTAGGCAGGGATACTATTATTGTTACACCGAAAAAAAGTGTAAGAAGATACCTATGGGATATCATCTAGGTGCTCGTGGTTATCTTGCAAAAGATAATGATAATGATAATGACAATGAGGGTGAAGATACCACTAAAAATGGTAACGGTGGTAATGGTAATGGTAATGGTGGCAATGGTGGAACTGTAAGTGAAGAGGGACTCCGTGATTGGTTCGGAAAGTCCAAATCAAAAGATGGTAAAAAGGGTTGGGTCAACGTTGTAACAGGTGGAACCTGTGCAAGTGATGAACCTGGTGAAGGAACTCCCAAATGTGTCTCCTCTGCTAAGAGAGCATCAATGACTAAGGCAGAAAGACTCTCTGCTCAGAGGAGAAAAAAGAAAGCAGATCCTGGACAACAACAAAAATCTGGTGCTGCAAAACCAACATATGTTTCAACAGATTCTAAGAAGAAAATGAAAAAAGAAGAGATTGAACTACTCGATGAGATGCCTTATCAGGTAGTGGGATCACCCGATGGGAAGAAAGAGAAAAAGATTGGTAAACCGATAAAGAGTAGAAAGTATGCTGATGCAAAAGCAGCAGAACTTGCCGACACTCACAGAAAAACTGGTGGAAAGTATCGATCTCAATATGTTGAAGACGTTGAAGTAACGGAAGCAAAGGACAAGAAAGGTAAGGGTAGTGGGTCCAAAGATGCTTGTTATCATAAGGTCAAGTCTCGTTATTCTGTATGGCCTTCTGCATATGCCTCAGGTGCTCTGGTTAAGTGCCGTAAGGTTGGTGCTGCCAATTGGGGAAATAAGAGTGAAGAGGTTGAAACTATTGGTTTAGGTGAGGGTAAGATTGCCGACCGTTTAAGGCAAATGAATAAAGATGCTAAAAAAAGATGGGATACTGAAGGAGAGAAAGCAAAGAAAGATGCCTACAAAGCTCTAGATACGGTTAAGTCTAACCAAGCTAGAATGGAAAGAGGTATGAAGGAAGGGACCGAATTTTCTAATTGGAGAGATGATTTTAAGGCAACTGAATATGAGTTTACTGATATCATCAAACCAGAACCAATCAAGGGTGGAGTAATTGAAGAAGGTTCTTTCAAAATTGATCCCAAAGCACATAGACAGTCACAAAGAGAAAAGAAAATTAGAGATAGAACTAAAACGGGAGATGAAGGATCTTCAATAGCAAAGACAAAAACAAAAGGTCCTGACTTGATGGGTGAGGGGCAGATTGAAGAAGGACAAAAGTGTTGGAAGGGATATGAGAAGAAGGGCACCAAAAAGATGTTTGGTAAGACCTATAACAACTGTGTAAAGAAAGAAGAAAATGAAATCGATGAAATGATTTCAACTACAGGTATCAGAGTTCCTGATCAAGAAAAAGTTAAAGCAAGAAAAACAAAACCAGAAAAGAAAAAACTTCCTAAAGGATATGTAAAGTTCTTTGATAAAAAAGGTAAGGGTCGTATTATTGACGGCAAAAAAGTTTATGAGGAAGGATATGCACCTGGTGATGTAGATCAGAAAGTTGGTGCTGTTACTGCTATTCCCAAGAAAGATCAGGATGCTGCAAAAGCAAGATTACTTGCAAAAGCAAAAGCAAAGCGTGAGAAGATGAAAAAAGAAAATGAAATCGATGAGGCAAAGCACACACCAACAAAATCTGATTTAGAATCAAAAATTGGTGGAGGTAACCTCAAGAAACTTTCAAAAAAAGCATCAACAAGAATTGATTATGATGTTGACGGTGATGTAGATCCACAAGATAAAGTTGAAAAGAAAACTGGTGAATATGGTGAGGAACTTCCAACTCCATTTGGTAAGTTTAGAACTGGAGATTCTAAGAAGGTAAAAGTTAAAAAAGAAAGTCTTGCAAATTGGAGAAACGAAATTGAAGAAGGAGCAGCATGGACAAAAA